TTAAGTATATTACTTGTGAAGTTCGCAAAGAGATAGGGAATGAAAAACGCGATAATGAAGTAAGCAACGACACGCCTTTATCCGCGAAAGAAAGTTTGCCAGAGATGCTTACCTCCGGCCAAGCAAGCGAAATACTTGGTGTATCGAAAACAGGGCTGTATTACATAACTAGATTCGCCGGACTTCCATTCGTGTGGAAACATAACCAGAAGTTTTACAAGCTAAGCGACATTAACGCATTTAAGGAGCACACGTTGGATACTAAACAAGATAACAACGATGAACAACTCAATGAAGACAACGAGCAGCAGCTGTAAAGGCAGAGGTTACAAGCAGTGCTCAACTTGCAAGTATTACCTCGCGCATGCTTATAACGTGTATCAGAAGCTGCAAGAGGTTAAGAGCAAGCACCCCGGAGCGATTGTTATATACAACTTCAATCCAACATACGAGATCTATGGTGATGACGCAAGAATTGTTTCGCGTGTTCTTGGTTTACACCTTCGACTTACTACTCGCATGGTAAACGTCTACTACTCACCAGTGCTCAATGTTTCATTCTACAAGTCGCACTTCGGCTGGGTTTTATCGACACTTATGCATCTGAAGTATCGCGTTGTCATACTTGACCACGAAATTCTCACTTCTAACGCGCTCAAATGTTGTAGATATACACTTGCCTATCTCCACACATAAGACATTGTTAGACGCGAGATAAACCGCCAAAAAACAAAAGCACTTCAAGGTAACGCCTCGAGGTGCTTTTATTAGTATGTGTCTAAATGGTTTTCCACAAGTTGTTCATAAGTAATTATAAAACGATTTGCAACAATCTAAGGAATATTCTTATTTTTGTTGAAAAATTTTTCAAATATCTATAACCAAGTATGAAAGAGAAACTTCTGAAACAACTTAAACCCTTACTTGCCGATAAGGGGTTAAGCAAAGATGAGTTAGAGAGTCTAGCTGAAATTGCTGCAAAGAATCTCACCGATGAATCTACCGAAGAGGATGTTAACAATGTTATTGACAGTGTTAAACCTTATGTGGATTTAATGCAACGTGTAGGTAACCGCTACGCAACAACAACCGAGAAGAAGTTCAAAGGTTGGGTGAAACCCGAGCCCAAAGAGGTAGAAAACGCAACCGCTAACACCGAGCCGAAGAAAGAGGTAGAAAGCAACCAGAAGCCGTTTTCCGCGGAAGAGATTGCCAAACTCATCGAGCAACAAGTTAGTGAGCGTATGAAACCCTTTGAGCAAGCTGCGGAAGCCAAACGATTGCGTTCGCTTTTAGATAGCAATGAAAAGGTCAAGTCGATTCCCGAGGCATTTCGCCGCAACTACACACTTGACAAGGAAGAGGACCTTGACGACCTTGCTAACCGCATTGAAACCGACTATACAGCGCTCAAACAAGAGCTTGTTAAGTCTGGCGAGTTTGTTACTCCTCCCGAGAGGAGCGATGCAGGGGGCGACAATGACGACCTGATTAATCAGCTGCAAGCGATGACAAAAGAGACGAAATAGTGTTTAAAATTTTTGAAACTAATGGAATACAAAACTAATGAAGGCATCCTTATCCAAGAGGGTGCATGGAACGAGAGAACGTGTATCCGCCGCCAAGGTGGCTATAACCTTAGCACCGACAATCTGCCCTCCTCGTTGCAATATTTGCCCAAAGGAGCGGTTCTTGCTTACGATACCGAAACCGAAACGGCATCTGTTGTCAAGAGCGTGAAATTGTACGAGGCTGCAAGTTCGGGTGCAACCGAGATTAAAGTTGAGAAGAATAGCGCAGTAGCTGTTGGCGATGTGGTTGGCGGCGTTACTATCTCCGCTATCGATACGACCAACGATGATTATGACGTGTTAACTGTTAGCGGTGTAAGTGCAGATTTGGAATCTGGAACTGGATTAGTAGAGGACGTATCGAAGAAGACGATTATCGGTCTGAACTACGCAACGGTCAAGATTGATGCCAACCCGAGTGTAACGGCAACTGTACAAGCTTACGACATTGACGAAGATAGCCTCCCCTACCCTGTTAACGATGAGATTAAAGAAGCACTTACTGTGCGCCATGCGTGGAAAGTCTAACATTTAAGAAGTAAACAGCTGAATGACGAATACAATTATCAAGAAGCTCGAAGACCCTAAGGTCTTTGACGCGTTTATCCAAGAGAACATGAAACTCTCGACCTACAAGGCAGAGTGGAAAAATGAGATGCCTGCACCCGAATACTGTGCCGCCAAGGTGTACCAAGCATATCTTGCCGAGTATGGGGCTGCAATCGTAGGTTCAATCGTTGACAAGAATGCCGAGAAGCCTACCCACCAAATGCCCGTAGCTGCCGAGCTTGTTGGTAGCATTGGCCGCATGGCTGACGAATGGCAGATGGATAACGACCGCCTTTCGCAATTCTATTACTTAGAGGGTCGCTATCACGACAAGAAAGCATCTTATAGCACCAGCATGCGCGAGGCCGAGTTCCGTAAACTCGTTCAGTACCTATTTGACCCCTTCGAGAAAGCAATCATCGCTCCTCACAAGCGTATCGACATGCTGTACTTCGAAGGCTTGTTTAACGGCACGCAGACCGTAGACGCAACGAACAACACCAAGAGCCACGTTAGCTATTCTTACGACCTTGGTGTGACGAAGTTCAACGCTACGACCGCCGCATGGGGCGAAACGACTGCAACGCCTATTGACGACTTGCAAGCCGTCATTGACTACGCTGAAAGCAAGGGCAAAACTGTACAACGCATTCGTATGAGCCGTAGCACTTTCCGCAAGATGTGCAAGAGCTCTCAGTTCGCCGAGGCCTTTACTGTTAAGATGGGCCGTGTAGAGGTAAAGAGCAAGTTTATCTCGCCCGAAGATGTTAACTCGTATTTTGAGAGCATCATGCTTCCTCCGATTGAGGTTGAAAAGGATCGTTTCGCAACTCTGGGTAACGGGACGAGTGTAAACCTGACAGTTAACGACCGCGTAGTGCTGCAATGTGCTCAGTCGGTTGCAATTCTCAAGGTATCTGACCCGCTGGAAGCAATTGACAAGCTGCCTAACAAGACCTACTCGACTTATGACGACAATCTTGTGGGATTCTGGCGCTCTGACCGCGGACGTTTCACTGACTACGAAATGTGGGCGACCCCAGTATTCAACGGCAAGAATGACTACTTTATCCTGAAGACTGACGAGGTCGAGGGTAAAGGAGAGTAATAACGCAAGCACGACCCGCAATTAAAACATCTGCACAATATGACAAATCGAGAAGCTATCGCCGCTGACATTGAACCCTACTCGCTCTCGGACGATGCTTATGAAAAAGCATTCGTTGATGCTTGCGCCCACTTCGGCGTAAGTGGAGCTATCGACAATGATTACACAATCGAATTACGCAGACCCTGCGCCTTAGCTTCTATGTATTGCCTTAATCGCCTGCGAGTGCTTTCAAGTGAAAACATCGGCGGCATTTCGCAATCTTACGATACAGGTGAGATAGATGAATTGATTGTGGGTATTGCAAAGCGTGCCGGTTTATCGCCTGCACTGGTCATGGACGATGACTTAGGCGACCCCGTTGTTGGCTATGCTAATGTCTGGTAGTAATGAGACTTGATGATAAACTTTATCTCATTAGCACTTCATCAGGTTATGATGAAGATATGAACCCTATCGAAACAACAGCCGAAACATTCATAGGCAAGTGCAAAATCTTACCTAACGAAAGGGCTGCAAAAACGCGAGGGAATGATGGTTTAGAATACATCTACTCTTTTGTGATTTTTGTTAAGAACCCCCTTGCAATTATCCATGAAGGCGAGAAAGTGCGCTTCGTTAAGAACGATGGGACAATTGACAAGACGATGACTGTTTCCGGCTTCGTTACCCTAAGAAAGTGGGAAAAGCTATGGGTATAAAGTTCCAAGCTTTCGGATTCGAGGAGCTCAAAAGAAAGTACCTGGAAGAACTCGAAGACAGGAAAGAGATATTGCAAGAAGAGCTAACAACGCAAGGCGAAGAGTTGAGCGGACATGCAAGAATGAATGCTGGCTACACACCTCACACGGGTAACTTGCAAAGCTCGATAGGCTATCGGCTGTACTATAACGGCAACAAAGTACAAGACGGTGGATTCGAGCAAGTAGGTGGACCGGAGGGAGATGGTAGTGAAGGAGTAGAGGCTGCACATAAAGCGTTAGACAAGTACGAGGATGAAAATGATATACCCGACACGGGCTACTGCCTTGTAATTGTTACTGGTATGTACTACGGCAGGTATGTAGAAGCGAAAGGGTACAATGTGCTGCACTTAACCTACGATGAGATGATAGAGCGATTTCAACAAATTAGAAAAGACTTTTTTGGATTATAGCAATGAACGGAGCGGCAGCAGTTACGGCAATG